TACCAGCAACCTCAGTTGTACCACCAAAATTTACTCTACCTGCAGGATCAAGTACAATGTTACTGTTAGTTAATGAAGTAGCCAGTGTTGTGTTTGCGAACTGTAAGTCGTCAGTATACAACTTAGGGATATTAATACCTTGTGGTGCTGAGATTGTTAAATTGCCGCCGTTAACAGAAGAGATGTCACCGTTAACATTTAACGTAATTCCGTTAGCTACAGCAGTGTCAGTTATTAAATCAGTTGTTCTAGTACCAGTGTTTGCTACATTAAGCGCAACGTCTGTTGATAAATTAGATCTTCTAACGCCAACTCTTCTATTTTGTACGTCAAGATATAGTAAGTCAGTTTCAAACGCAAGGTCAATACCTTTACGTTCTAAGTTTTCTTTTAGTAATGGTCCGGAAATTCTGCCAACATTTGACATACTAAGACTCCTTATCTATCAAAACCGTATATGATGTATATAGGTTTGTCTAACGGTACAGGGTTGTCAAATTTAACATAACCAAGATTGCCAATTATTTCTATCGTATAGTTTATGTTTGGCAGTTGATATACGTTTTCAATATAAACTTGAATGTTTGTTGCACTAGGGTTGCCAAAATTATCAACTGGGATGAAATTGTTTTCACTTACATCTTTAATTAGATGTGTAAGTACACCGTCTAGGTTAACACGTAATGTAGCTTGTGTAGCACCAGACACAACTGTGGCTGTAGGAACGTTAACATATCCTGTGCCACCTGAAATAACTTGTACTTCAGTAATAACTCCACTAGGACTTACCACTGCTACTGCAATTGCATTATCGTCACCAATGTCTGGTGGGCTGATAATTACATCTGGTGGGTCAAACTGATCATACCCAGAGCCACCTAATAATACAGTAATAGTGTTTATTTCACCCGTTGCCCCACCAGTACCAATCTGTTTAAGTTTAATATCTGCTGGTCTATTTGTTTTAACTTTTTCCCAACTCCATGAAGGATCATAGTCAGTGTATACTTCTAAATCTTTAAGTTCAGTATTATAACGTACCATTCCAGGAACGCCAGTGGAAGGTCTATCATTGACTGTTCCTTTTGGAACTGTTAATGATTTGTTAGTGGCAATGATAGCACGACCATCGAGTTCTACAGCAAATCTTTCACTCTTTGGTTTGTACGTATCAATATTTTTACGTTTAATAAACTTCATTATGCTACCGCCATGCTACTAATCACACAGTTGACTGCATCTGATGAGTTTGCTTTGATCACAATACGATCACCATTAGAGAGGACTAGTTTTTCCATATCCATAACAAATGTGTCAGTTGCAACAATAGTTAAACTTTTTAAAATTTGATGAGCATTGCTTTTGATGTCACCTTCTGGAACAATCCATGCATCTACTATTGCATCAGTACTAGGGGTATGATTACAAATCATTAAAGTTGTAATACCATGTTCGCCAACAGAAGTAAAAACGTCGTTGTCAAGTGTGTTTGCTATATTTGTTGCTGTTATCATTATTAATCCTTAGAACATTAAACTAGCAAAAAACGCACGGCGCTTGCTAGGTAATTCATCTCTTACATTTTCGCTATTGACGAAGTACAGACCTGTACCACCTGGGCCTTCGGCTTCAGGATATATTTTAATTCTGCCAGCTTCGTTTGCTGGCACATCATACACAGTGTCAACTACCATACTTAATGATGTACGTAATTCAACTGATGGATTGTTTGCAATACCAGGACCTGGTTTTGTGGACAGCACCATTTTTAAATTAGCAGTGTCCATTGTTATTTCATTTGAGTCATTGATTCTAATATCACCAATGACCATTCTATTACCGTAAGTAGTAATCCATTGATTACCACCAATGCTAGTTCTCAGTTGCGCTTCAGTAATTGCGCCAGCACCTGAACTTGGATAGCCTGGAACGTTTTGTTCAACTAATTCAACGAATGTATTCGTTCTATTAACTTCTGCACCACCACTAGTAATATAGTTTAATTGTATACGTCTTCTGTCTGGCTGTTGGCTAATCGCATAATCTACGTACCCTTTATTAGGAACATCATTATCGTTATCACGTGCAACAATTCTAGCAGTGTAGTTTACTACACCATCTAATGTTACAGTACCTAATGAACTTTCTGCACCTAGTAAACTTAAATCAGTTCCAGATGTACCTGTTCTAATTGCGTTTATAACAATTGCAGAGTGCGTTCCAACACCACCAGTTGGTGCTCCAATAATAAATTCCCACATGCCAGATGTAGTAATACCATTGTAGTTCCAACTTCTATTCTGGTTAAAGAATAAGTTTGCATTTTCGTTAGGAGTAGCTGGGCCACCTCTTGCAATACTTATACCAGAAATACCACCAGTAGTAACACCTGCGGCAGCACCGTTGTTTAATCCAACCTCACCTTTGTTCAGTGTTAAAATTTTGTCACTAATTGCCAAGTCACTACTATCAATTGTAGTAGTTTGACCAGTTACTGCTAAGTTACCATAAATGTGGACTGTGCCCAAATTACCGGTATCATAGTTAGTTTCAATATGGACGTCGGCTCCTGCTTGGACGTGCCAATCACCAGTGATCCTGTTAACGCTTTTAATAGATGGCATATGCTTTTCCTTGTATGATATTTATCTGCATCGATAAAACATTAAGATTGCGATAACAGTGCAAACATGTACAGTTTATTGAAGTTGCGGATTTGTTTGTTTATAATCTCTAGCTGTTCGTTCACTCTAACAATACTGCTTTTAGATTTTTGATTTCTTGCGGTTATTTCTAAATTTCCCAACTTAACTATCTCTGCGTCAATTGCTTGTAGCATTCTAGTAACATCATTTTTAAACATTGGCAAATTGCTTTTACTATTAGTTAATTTTCTTCTAATAGTCTGCCAATCTAAACTTGATGAGATTTCATAATTTTCCATAACAGTGTATTTACTCACAAAAAAGCCACCCGAAGGTGGCTTTTTGATACTTCTAAAGTACTTCTTACGGATTACTGGAAACTTACGTTAGCAGCGGTAATTGCAACCTTGCTTAGGTAGTCGGCAGCGTTACCTAGAGAAGAAGCAGTGTTGCTTAACTCTACATAACCGTAACGTGTCATAAAGCCAACTACTGGTTCAAAAGTAGCAGGATCTAGAACAACACCAGAACTCATTAGAGGAATATATGGGCAATAGAACGCGGCTGCATCAGCTTCGCTTGGACCCTTATAACCTAACAATACTTGATTGCTGTTTTGTGCTGTAGTGTCAGCTAAGTAAGCATCAACATAAACACGCATAGCGCCATTCAATGTACCAACAAACTTAGTGTTTGTAGGAGCTTCGAATGTACCTTCTGTAGTACGAGCAAATGCGCTAGTAGTAGCAGACTGTAGAATTGTAAGAGCTTGGTTAGAAACAACAGCCCAGTTTGCCGCGCCACGACGTGTGCGTTGAGCAATCTTGTTTGCTTCACGGTTGATTAGAACTGCCAATGCGGCATGCTCGTCACCAACGAATGTTGCTGTTCCGCTAACAGAAGCTTGGTCATATGTAGAACCAACGCCAGCTAGTGAACGTAGTGAAGATAGAACTTCTTGGTCAATTTCAGCAGTAATTTCTTGTGCCAAAGCTGCCATGATTTCTGCTTCGATGTCAATACCTTGTTGAGCTTGTGCATCTTGTGCAGCCTCGAAAGTCCAACGAGCAGACAATTTACGTGTCTTAGCTTCGACGGCTTGTTTCAAGATCTGAATGCTCATACGCTTGCCTGGGTTACCTTCTAGCGCCGCAGTGCTTTGAGCACCAGGGGTAGCATCGACGTTATTACCAGAATAAGCAGAAGCAATTTTGAATGGGCTTAGAGCCTCTTCACCAGCTGTTACGCCATCACCACTATCTGCGTAACGAATACGTAGAGTGTGGATTTGACCAACTGGACCAGTCATTGGTTGAACGCCAACGATTTCGTTAGCAATAACTGTTGGCATAACACGACGGATAACCGGCAAAATTACGCGATTTAGTGTTGCAACATTACCAGCACTTGTGGAACCAGCTGTTGCGCTTTCTGCAAGATACTTACGTGTGTTCTCTAAAGTAACACCCATAACAGCCTTCTTATGGCCTTGTAGACCTTCTAGTAGGGCCTCTTTAGTTTCTTGCCATTTTTCGTTTAGCAATACGGACATAGTGTCATCTCCTTAGTTTTTAAGACCCGCTAGTTTGCGGATGTCAATTAAATTATCAATACCAGCATCGGCAGTGATTTTTGTAGGCTTGTTGCCTGTGATTTCCTTACTCTCTTGTAGTGCCTGTTTAGGTGCCTTAGTTTGAGCCTTACCTTCCATCACCGCTGGTAAGTACTTGTCAAACGCCAGTGCCAACTTTTGAGTCTGTACGGACTCTAATAATTGACCCATAATCGCCTTCTTTTCACCACTTAGCGGAGCTAGTAATTCCTGCATAGCTTCCTTGCGTTCCATTAAATCGTTAGCAACACGAACATTACGTTGTGCGCTTTCAATAATAGCTTGCTTCTCTACTAATGCTTGTTGTGCTTCTGCTAGTTCTGCTTCCTTCTTGTCTACAATTTTCAATAATCTTGAAGTTGTTGACTTTTCGTTAACATGACTAGACATATATTCTGCTGTGAAGGCTTCAAAAATCTTGCGACCAAAGTGGTTCTGACGTGCGCTATCAATGTCTTCACGTAGTTGTGTGATTTCACCGTTAAGTTTATCATTAACTGCATGTTCAACAATCTTAGCACTCTTCTGAATGAACGCTTGTTTAATTTCACCAAACTTTTCTTTGGCTTCACGTACAAGACGTACTTTAGTTTCTGCAAGGTCTTTTTTGTCTTCTGCGAATTCTCTAATTTCACCTGCTAGGGATTCTACTACGAATCCTTCTAACTTAGCAAAATTTTCTGCAACTTTTTGACGGTCACTTTGGAATTCACCAAGTTCTTTTGCTAGATTCTGTAATACAAAACTCTCAAGTAATTGAGCGTCCTGTGTCATCTTTGCTGTGTATTGAGCTTTAGCTTCCGCTAGGCTCTTTCTGTCAGCAACGAATTCAGCAATCTCGCCTTCCATTTTCTCACCTACCATCTTGTCAAGGGATTCAATCATAACGCTACGATCATGTGCGTAACGATTTGCAAATTCCTCTCTCAATTCAGAAGTGAGTTGGTCGCGAGTTTCTTGGAGTTTTGAATTCCAAGCTGTTTCGATATCGGATTTAATTTCCTCAGAAATAACTCCGCTCTCGAAAAGTTTCTTGAATGCGTCCAACATTTCTTTTTCTCCTCGGGCTTATTTTAGACCTTTAATAACATTAAGGATACTTTCCTTAAGGTATTTCTGGGCCTTTGGATCTTCTTTAACTTCGTGTGCCACTTGTATAGCTCTATAACCACCTTTAGAATTCATAAAATGTTCATAAATGGCTGTAGGATACGCACCTGGAGCACTTGGTTGTGCTACGATGTCAACCGTTATAATTTCAAAGTCACTGACTTCTCCATTACCGTCATTAACATTGCCGCTACCTCTGCTTGATACACCTAGTTTTACACCGGCTTCTAGCATAGTGCGGACTAGATTTCCCATCGGCGTAGGTAAGATTTTAAACTTACCATAGCCGTTTGGACCATCCATCCACATATCAGTAATCATGTGGCTTACACGGTCCAAGTTCACTTTTAAATCATCAGGATGATCAACTTCGCCTAGTACGCTGTACCCGTTTTTGATCTGATCAATCAACGTCTTGACAGCATTGCCAATTTGTTCCACAGGATACACACGCTGGTTAGCGTTGCGAATCCCACCTTGAATGCAAATCCCCTTCATATAAAGGTTCTTTCCATCCTCACCTTCGGATTCAACAATACAACGTGCTTGATCGAACGATAAACTTTCGCGTAATATTAGGCTCATTAAAATTTCCTAATTACTTAGCACGACCTGGTGCACCGTTTAAAGGACTTCTTGCGTTAACGTTAGTTTCGCCTGAACCCTTTTTCTCTGCGCCATGTCCTGCTTCTTTCTTCTTAAATGCTGTTTTACCAGCGTTGCCGCCTGGAACATTAATGTTTCCAGCGTTATCTTCTTTAGCAGAGCCTTTTAATAGACTGCTACCTTTTAGTTGGCCACCAGCTGCACCAGCTTCGCCGCCATTACCTTCTTTACCAGCACCTAATTTAAATGCTGTTCCGCCCATATCGTTCTTACCTGCAACGATTGACTTAGTGTTAGCACCATTGTCGCCCATCTTACCAAACTTGTCGTAAGTAGCGCCGCCAACTTTTTCTGTATATTCACGAATAAAAGACTCTTCTTCGCCTTCTTCTTCGCCTTCTTCGTCACCCATGTCAGCGCCAAACTCGTCGCCACCCATTTCGTCACCCATGTCAGCGCCGCCTTCGTCGCCACCCATTAGTTGTTCAAATTCTGCTTTTAGATCAGCAAGGGCATCTTCTAGGTCGTCAATACGTGCATCAGCATCGCCTTCTTCGCCTTCGTCGCCAAATTCATCAGCGCCAAATTCGTCACCACCCATTTCGTCATCACCCATCTCGTCGCCTTCGTCGCCGAATTCAACGTCACTAGCTAGATCGTCAGTTGCATCACCACCGATTTCGATAACGCTTTCTTCGCCCATACCAAAGTTTTCATCGGCACGGTCTTCTTTGTCGTCTTCGTTCTCGTCTTCTTCTTTATCTTTAGCTTCTTCTTCAGCAATTAGATTTTCATAAATTGTGCGGCTTTTTTCAACCACGATTTGATGAAAAAGTTCATTTGCTTTATCAGTTTCTTCGTTAACTAGATAGTCTAGTAATTGTTCAAATTTAGTTTGCATTGCAAGGTCTCCTTATATATAGGCAAGGCTGTCGAGTATATTTACAGCGTAGATAATTTATATAGCAGAAATACGTCAAAAAGACGCATTTTTGGCATATAATGTCAAAAGTTTCAAATCTTATTATTGAGCAGGAGCCTGAACTGGAGTAGCGTATTGTGCTTGCACTAACTCTGACTCCATTGCCATCTCTGCCATGTGCGCTTCATAATTTTTGCGCATCTGATTAATTTGCTTTAATGTTAAGCGAGTCTTGCGTGTGTCAGACAAAGACAATCTGCTTTTGTCATCCTCAGGCTCGTAACGCTTGTCGTCAACCATATCGGAGTCGAAGTCATCTTCTCCTTTATAGTCTTTATCAAAATAAATGAATTCACATAAGAACATAGTAATGTTATTTATTGCACAGGGGCAGAAGGTGCTGGTCCACTGGCGACCGGAGGTGCTCCGCCGTCTTCAGAACCAGGTGGTGGAACCTCTGGATTCATCTCATCGCCACTAAATGAGTCCATATCACCTTGAATTCCACCAGGAGTAATACCAATGCCACGCATTTCTTGTCCTGGTGCTTGTGCAGTACCTGTGTCACCCACAATGTTTTCTTGTCTCCACAATGCTTCGTTCTCTTGCATTTCCTCTGCACTTAGACCTAAGAAACGTTTTAATGCAAAGCGTTTGCTCATATAAGGTACTTCAGAGATAGCTTGGAACGTACTAACACGTTGTCCATCAAGCTCAGTTTGACGATATGCGGCAAAGTTTTGTGGTGGATTAAATTTTAAATCAAAGATATTAGGGTCAATGTTAATGCCACTATTCTTTAGATACAGTTTAAATTCTAAATCAAATGCTTCTGCAAACAAACTTTGTAAACGTTCGCAATAATAATTGAAACGTAACTCTTGAATATATGCTGTACCTACACGACCGTCACTCATACTAGCGTTAGAATCGTCTGGTCCAGTTGGCAAATAGCTACTAGGTATACGCAATGCACGGAACAATTTGTTAGTAAAGAAGCGTAAATCTTCAATCTCTCCCAAGTTTGAACCGCCTTGTAATGTGTCAACACGGCTACCACGACCCTCAGCTGTCTGTGGGAAGAAGTAATCTTCTGTAGTGCTTAGTGGGTTAAATCCACTGTCAATAACACTTTGACCGCCACCAGTAACACTAGGAATACGGCGTTGATTAACTTCATTTTTAACACGTTCTACGAAACTCATAGCCATGTGACTTGGCATATTGCCCACGTCAATATAAAATATTCTACGTTCTGGGGCACGAACAACACGATAGATAATAATCGCATCTTCTAATAATTCTTTTTGCTTGTAAACTTTAAAACACATTTCAAGCAAGCTGTTACCAAAAGGAAAGTTACTGTCTAGGCCTTCACTTAAACTTAAATGGATAACATGATTAGCATCAACTGCCACTTGATCTTGTGCGTTACTAAATCTACTGCCAGTTTGTTGCGGGAATCCGCCAACCATACCACGTTGAAATCCACCGCCTGTTACATAGGCAGCATTGCCTGGAGTAGCATTTGGACTGTTAGGATTGATCTGTGTCATTGCTAGTGACTGTAAATTAATGTTTAAGTCACGGATAACATACTGCTCAGGCTCTTTACCTTCGCTTTCATTAACAATAATTTTGTCTACTTTAGTTGGATCAATATAGATCCACTTCTGCGTTTCTGGGTCTCTTACAAAGAAACAGTCACCGTATTTGTAAAGATTACGAATCGTTTTAAAAATTCTAACGTCAAATTGGTTTAGCTTATACCACTGTTGCAAATACTTTTTAATCAGTTTAATCTCAGTATTTGTTGCTTGCTCATTATATGTAATTGCAAAACAAGTACCGTTATCTTTATTTTTCTGTGTGCAAAACTCTGCTAAAATGTCTAAAGCCGCATTAACTTCACTATCAGAGTCCATAGTGGTGTACTGCTGATAGCGTTCTAATCTATTTGGGTGACCACTATAAACATCAGGCAAGAAACTGGAATAGTTGCTTCTGTAAGCATTATAACTATTTCCCTGTCCACTAAGTGGACTCATGGCTCCTGCATTGTTATTTGTTTTAACTGGTGTAAAATACTTCTTCCAAGCCATTTATTTTCCTTTAGCCTAATTTCGTTTTAATAGTTTGCGCAAGTCCATCAAACTTTGCACCTAATGTATTTGCTAGTTTGTTAGCATTACTTGCATATTCTGTCATTGATTGGTCGAACCAATCTGGTTTACTGATGTTTACTGTAGGTATACTATTTACCGTGGAAGCAACAACTGATGTGTTGGTTCCGTAAGACGCTGCCGATACTGCTTCTTTTTTGGCTCCATCAACTGTTCCGTCTGCTTTAGCTTTTTCTGGTTCAGGCGGTTTCATTTGATTTTGATATAATGTACGAACTTTGTCAGCGGCAGCAGGATCATTAAACTGGAAGTGAATATGTGATCCGCCAGCGGCATTCAACTTATTCATTACGGTAAAATCTTTTTCTGATAAGCCAAGATCTTTCATTAGAACTTGTTTCATTGCCAACACGGTTTCTTCGTAAACTGCCTTCTTATCCCTACCATCATCCTTAACGGCAAAATCTAATGCCAATCCTTTTGGATGTTTGCCTGATGCAGAGTGTATTGGATCTGCATCATCACCTGCGTTCACCATACCTAGAGTTGGAATTTTCTTTTGTAACATCGCCGCTGTTACAAGAGTTCCTACTTGATTATTAGGTCCTTTAAATGCTTCAGTGCTTTCTCTAAGTTTTGCGTCAGCAATTAATTGCTGAACACTGTAAGTAGTTGCTTGACCTTTTGCATTCTTTGCTACTAATGTGCTAGATGGATCAACGGCGTTGGCGCTACCTGCCACCTTATCTTTAGCAGTTGCTTCCTTTGAATTTTTTTCAGCTGTTTGCATAACAGACTGCAACCATTCTTCAATCTTGTTATTACTTGCATTTAATATATCGTCAGGAATTTCTATATTCAGTCCAGCAGTATTCAATGTGTCTTGTAAATATCTTTTCAAGAAGTCCTTACCAGCACCCATTGCTCTAATTCCTGCATTTGATCCAGCAAGTGCCCCAGTTGCAATAGCCAATCCTAATCTATTAAATTGTTTGTTTAGAACTACAGTTGAGTTGGCTAGTTTAACTTGCTCATTTTGTAATGATGCAAAAGTGTCAACACCTTTAGCATTTTTTGGATCAAGTGCTCCTGTCAAATCATTCACAACATTGGCCAAGTCTTCAGGCTTAACGTCTTTTAATCCTTTTAAGATGTTTAACTGCTGACTCATCAATCTATAACCTTCTACATTAGTTGTTGAGTAAGCTTCAACTGCTGTTGACATTTTTCCTAATTGTTCTGTAGACAATGAGTTAGCAAAATCTAGCAATCCAGAATTTTTTAGTGCATCTAATGGTGCAGATCCTTCTGTGATAGCTTTCATAAAGCTGTCCATTTGATTGCCCATGCCAGTCATGCCTTTTAAGGAATTAAATAGGCCAGCTTGTTGTGATGTGAATCCAGTTTTATATCCTCTCATCACCTGTACTGCTTCTTCTGCACTGCCTGTAAATGCTTGCAAATAAGTAACTGCTTCTTTTTCTTTAGCTGTCAATGTGTCCATAAACAACTTGTTTGTAATTTTTTGTTGAGCTTTGGCTGCTTCTGCCTGCATAATTTTACTGTTAGAGCCAATTGCGGTTCCAAAAACAGTTAAATCTTGTGTAGTTTTCAGCATGCCTTTGCCAAACTGTGCAACATCACCGCCGTATGCTTTTAGTACATCGCCAACGCCGCCCTGTGCTTCAGCTGCCAATAACATTTGTTCAGTGATCTGTTGTGGAAGATATCCTAATCTACCCCACTCTGCTACTAACTGTCCGTCATCAGTTATTGCTTTGAATGCACCTGTCATCTTTTTAAGACCCAATGCAACAGTGCTTGATCCCATCTTTAAACTGAAACCGTATTCTTCAGTAATACGTTGTAAGCCTACCAAGTCAGTGCCTAAACTGGCAGCATTGATTCGCAAGTCTTCAAAGTCACTAGTAACAGCGCCGCCAACTTGCATCATCTTACTATAGGAATTATATTGTTCCTGTAATTGATTTATTGAATTGGCTGCAAATCCTAATGCTTTAGAAAATGCTCCTTGATCTCTGGCCATTGCTGAAAAACTATAACTAGCATTGTTAATATTACTATCCAACTCCCTAATAATTTTAACTGTACCAGTACCAAAATTTGAAAAGAAATTAGTAAATGCTCCTGCACCAGCTCTAACTGCGGCGGCTGCGCCATCTACAACGCCACCAAGTTTTTTAGTCTTGTCTCTAAGTCCGCCATCACCAGTATCTGAGATAGTTTTATTTTGTAATGCCGCCAAGATATCACTGAGTGTGTCCTCAGTGGCCATGTTACGCAACGTTACATTTTCGTTGCCTATATTACCTGTTACTTGTCCAGCCATTAATTTCTCCTAGAAAACTGCGTATATAAATACAATTTGATACTATATTTATTGGAGTTGTCAACCGTGCAAAATGCAAAAAACCCGCTTTCCGCTTATATGCGTCGTCCTAAAATGTTCCTACGTCTGCCTAGTAAAGGACGTTATTGGGCTGAAGGATCAATTGAATTAAATCCAGATAACGAATACCAAGTATTCGCAATGACAGTTAAAGATGAACTTTTATTAAAGACTCCAGACGCATTACTTAACGGATATGCCACAGTTAATGTCATTCAA